TTTGAGCTTAGTTCCGCGACGCATAAAACCCCCGCCGACGGTACTACAGCCGCTATAAATTCCAGCGGTGTCATAGTAACCCTTCAGTATGGGTGTTACGAGTTAGCGAACGGGAGTTCTAGTTGAACCGGTGCGCAGCTAAAATCAACTTCTCTTGGGTTTGCAAGCCTCTCCAAACGGAGCGCCATAGCCGTTTGCCACGCTCTAGGTAACGAGTGGTGGGCATTTAGCATGTAGAAAACAGACTGCAAAAACTCTTTGTCCGTTACGTTCTCAGATGGAAGCGGGAGCATACTGTTCTCCATGCGTATTCGGCGGTTTGAGAATCTTTTAAAATGTCGATGATCTCAGCAACCCTATCACGATAGTAAGGTGCTACAACCCCGCCGACGAACCAGTTATAAATAGTCTGGCGTGTTGCGCCAGTGGCTTTTGAAATGCGCAGCACCGAGAAGTCTGTACGGACAGCGTGACTTCCCAGCGTCTTACCTACGCCGCTTGGAGCCAGTGCGATTTTCTTTCTAAGTGAGCTTTTATACGCCATGCGATAGCAAAGGGGCTTAACGCCCCTCTGCTCCTATATTAGTCGTCAGTATCCCAATCATCCACTACGGCGGACAGGGGTTTTGCGGCGGGTGCAGCCGGTGCTGCTGCGCTCTTACGGACGGGGGGTTCTTCGGCCTCGTCCTCTTCTTCAACAACCTTCTTCTTAGGCTTCTTTGCCTTCGGAGCAGGAGCTTCGTCCACATCCTCATCTGGCGGGAACTGCGGCCCCTTCGGTGCTTCAAGCTGCGGCGCTTCCGCTACGCCCTCTTTGCTCTTGTTGTCAATGGCGTCTTTGGCGTCTTGCGACTCAGCCTTCTCCTGCACAACCGCAAACTCTGCATCTGCAAGATAGCGCACGGTGCGGAAGAACAGCTTGGGTGAAGACTCGCGTGTATCAAACTTGATACGTGTCACCACCAGATCAGGGTCAATCCCCTGCGCTTCCAACCAACGCGCATACGCTTGCAACGGGTAGTTACCGTTTTCTTCTTTGCCAAAGAGCGACTTCGACGGCACCGTCAGTTGCAGCACGTTACCCTTCATGTCATTGGCAAGCACCAGCGCCACGCGCTGAAAGTAACGGCACCCCTTAGTCTCGCCATCCCCGCTACCTTTGATGTTCATCGGACAGGCAGCGCAGTTGTCGTGTTGCTTCTCTGCAACCCCTGCATCCGGCTTCAAGCCATCAACCGACTGACACTTGGGTGCTGCGCTCTCCGACTCGCTAAACTTCACACCGTAGTAAATACGCCCAACTTTCGGCGTTGCGTTAACCACTACGACATCCAGATAACGCTCCTCAATAGACGCTATCTCTTTGCCACTCGCCAACAAACGAAACACGCCGCCCTTGATTGACAGGCGATGCTGATAGCCGCCACCGCCACCACCAGCCAACGCTTTAGAAAGCGCGGACGGGCCTTTGCGATTACGTGCAAAAGCGGGGAGTTGCGCGGGGTTAAATACTTCCATCTCTGTAGCCATGTTCATTCCTTTAACTAGGTTTTCTAACAGTTATTTCGTACTCAGAATCAGCGTTCAATCCCGGAGGCACATCCTCGGGATTATCCTCTAGCCATTTCGCCATGTTCCGTTGAGCAATACGGCGCTCAAGAAGATCAATGGTGTTGTTGCTGATGCAGAAGTCTTTGAACGCGTCCCAATCCTGCGTGGAGTAGCGCGTCTTTACGCCAAGCATGACCGTTCCGTATTCAGTCTTAACAGACTTAGAGCCAAGCGCCTTCATCTGATCACGCATAGCGTTTGCTATCTCCGCTTTCTGCGATTCCAGACCGGCTTTTTCTTTTTCGTATTCTTGCGTGAGTAGCTGAACCCTCGTGCGAATCTTCAAGTAAATCTTCGCAAGCTTGTCCATCGGTATCATTTCTTCTGTTGTCATTTTTATCCTCGTTGTGTTTACTACAGTAAAAGATTTTACACGTCGATAGTCCTGTTTGCAAGTTCATCCTCATACAGTTGAATGAGTATTTCGTGGTTATCAACTTTCCCCGCTAACTGCTTGAACATACGGCGTTCTATGTCGCTACCTTGAATGTGAAACACCGTAACCTTGTCTGAGGTCTGCCCCTGCCGGTCTGAACGAGCGCAGCATTGGATGTAGGTATCCACAGACATCACCGGCCCCCAAAAGACAACCGTGTCAGCAGCCGTAAGCGTGACGCCATGTGAAGCCGCTTGCGGTTGAATGACCAGCACACGCGGATCAGCTTGCGTCTGAAACGCGTCAAAGATAAGCGCCCGTTTGGAAGCAGTAACATCCCCGTGTATTTTGCTGTTGGGTACGCCGTGCTTATCAAGATGGCTACTTATCGTGTCGATGCTGTGCCGGTATGGGGCAAACACCAGCACCTTACGGTTTGTTTCTTCCAGTATCTCAAGCAACACAGACAACCTTGGAGAGCAGTCAAACTCAACCACTTCTTGATTGTCTGTGTAAGCCGCACCTGCTGATATCTGCAACAGCTTATTAACAATTGCTGCGGCGTTGATGGCGGTGATTGTTTCCCCCGACATGCGCACCAGCATCTGACTCTTGAGCATTTGGTAATACTTACGCTGCTGACTCGTTAACTCAACCTCCCGTGTAACGGTTACAACAGGCGGCAGATCAAGGCACTGCGCTTTCGTATACCGAATGGCCGGTTGCAGCACATCGTAGACCGTATCGTAAGCATCTTCTTTGGGTGCCCACTTAAACTTCGTGATCTGACGCATCACTTTGTCACGCCACGCGGTAGCGAAGCGAGGCACGGCAGTGGGGTTAATCAACCGCGCCAACCCATACGCATCCTCCGGCGACTGCGCAGCGGGGGTTCCCGTCATCAGCCACAGGTATGTATCGGGCAGCATCAGTTTGTTGAGCGTCTTCCAGCGCCGCGTAGATACGTTCTTCCACGCGTTGGCCTCATCCCCGATGATCAAATCGAACCGACCGTCCTTAAGAATGGTGTCAGCAATCATAGGAAGCCCGTCGTAGTTACTGATGACAAACTCGTAGTCTTTATTGACTGCCTCTTTACGACGCTCTGCATTGGAGTGATACGCGATAACGGCGGTGCGATGTATCACGCTCTTTGTGATGTCACCCATCCATGCGGCTTGCATGATCGACAACGGACACAGGATAAGGCAGCGCCGCACTTCTCCCATACGCATCAGGTAATCTGCCGCCCATAAAGCTGACAGCGTTTTACCGGTTCCCGGTTCGCTGAAAACAAATGCGCGTTTGTGCATGGTAAGAAATGCGGCGGTGTCGCGCTGGTGTGCAAACGGCGTGTAGCGTCCGGGCCAATCATACTTGCGCAGGATCGGAGAAGGCACGTTACGCACACCCAGATTCTTTAGAACGCGTACCTCATCCAGACCCCAGTAGATCGCTACTTCGTGAACGCCCTTCTTTACTTCTCCAATGTGTTTTGAGCGAGGGATTATTGCGTATTTGGATGGTGTTTTTGTACGCAATACCAACGTCTTGTTATCTACGATCTGCATTATTTTTTACCATACATATCGGGGTGCTTCTTACGCCAGCCTTTGTTCTGCGACTCTGGAACGATACGGGTGTTACTCTTACTTGCAGAACCCCCTTTACCTAACGGCGTGATGTGGTCTACGTTGGTGCCGTCTCCAACGCTTGCTTTACCGGAAGCAATTGCTTGCCGACGAGCGCGGTTGTTGATAACCCGTTTGTCTTGCACACTGGGTACTTTGTTGTAGGCGGCTTTTGTTTTAAGTTCTTGCTTGGACGACTTAGGCATTTCACTCTCCTAATGTTCAGGATGAAACTCACACGTTTTTACAGGACACCACGGGCACAACCCCGACTGCGTAGGGTTCCACACATTGTTCGTGTGCGCTGCCTCAATTTTGGCAACGCGTTCACGATAGTCCCACCAGATACTTTCTGCGTTCTCTACTTCGACTTTGTGTTTCGTCATGGTTTCTTTTACAACGAATAACAAACCCGCGTTCACTTTCTTTACGTCAGGGTAGTGGGCAAAGGTTAACAGCGCCATCAAGTCCAACTGATCCTTGTCGGGATACTTGTTACTGCCGGTCTTGTAGTCAATCACCCACGCCACATCACCGTCAAGAATCAACAGATCAATGATGCCCCTTACCCACACCAAATCTTTATCAAACCACTTGCACGGTTTCAAGTCCACATCCAACGCCAACTGAAGCTCGGTGTGCTTGGTGCCGCGTTTTGCTTTGAGCGCGTCAAGGGTTGGCTGCATGAACCTAAACTGTGCCGGTAGCGGCCCACCTTTGACGTAGCGGTCTGCTGCTTTGTGTAACTCTTTACCGTAACGAGTCTGTTCTGTTTCTTGAAACTTGTGTTTCTTTAAGACGGTTACTTCGTAATACTTCCGGGCGCAGCTCTCGTAATCTTTTAACGCGCTGTGTGACCAAGTTACTTTCATTAGGGTATACCTGTTTGATTAGCTTCATCAGCCTGATGGCTACGCCATCTACGAACGCTTCGTTGCTCTCCAAAGGGTTGCGCATGTCTTTCAGAATCCCATGCACAGCTTCATGCCAGAAAGACTGTTCTATGTCCGTCTTTGAGCGCGGCTTGCGTGATATACCGCCGCGTCTGGCGAGTGTTAAGGTCTTGGTGTGGTAGTCGATCTGTGCAACAACTGCTCTGTTCCAGAACGCTTCTATAACCTCAACCTTGTATCCGGTCTTGCCGATCTTGATCTTGTTCATGTGTTCTCCGTTGTTATTTCGCATCGCCGTAACGTAGGGCCACACCTGTCTCCGCAGCTAGTGGTATCCCCGGCATATATTTCGGTTCTTTAATCATCTGCTCCAGCACCCAAGACTCGGCTTCAAACGCTTCCATCTCAGGCACCAGCACTACTGCTTCATCATGCACAGTCAGCACACAGGGATACCGCTTCTGTATCCGCAACATGCCGTCCGTCATCACACACCGAGCTACCGCTTGTACAATGTTCTCGGTAAGCTTCCCACCATACAGCTTCTTGTTCTGCGTTCCATACGTCCACTGCACCCGCCCCTTGTCGTCACTTTTGCCTACTAAACTGGGGTAGCGCAGGTAAAGACCGCTAGGTAGCAGTATACGCCCATTGTTAAAGTTTAGACACTTATAGGGATGCTCCCAACCCCCCGCTAGGGAGTTGCTAATCAGGGAATCGCACAGTTCCCAGAGGTCTTTAACCGGCTTCGCTGCGGCGCGATACTTGTCGATGATCTGCTTGGCAGCGACGCAATGCACGACGATCTGGTTGTCGTCACACAGCCTCGGGATGGACAGCGCCTTCTCCATGTTGGGCGCGTAGTCCATGAACTCCAGCATCATATCCTTAGTTACACCAAGCTGTTTAGCAAAGGCTACGTCATACCGCATGGGGGGCGCACCCAGAAACCCCGTGAGAAGCTGCGCGGCGAACGAGAACCAGCCCAGCCCGTAGCCAGCGCCCAACAGCGCCGACTTCGCAGACTGCCGCAGGTCAGGGTGGCTTTCTTTTGTGAGTTTGGGGATACCAAACATCTGCGCTCCAAACGCAGCGTAGGCGTCTTGCCCTGACGCGAAGATGCCCAGCAGTTCTTCGTAGTCCGCTATCCATGCCAACACACGGGGTTCGATCTGAGCTAAGTCACAGACCACGATGCTGTAGCCTTTTGGAGCCATGATGGACTTACGTAGAGCCGACCCCCGCTTCAGGTTCTGTAGGTTGACGCTACTCCCCCGCCCCGCTGCCCAGCGCCCCGTATGCGCCCCGTAGTAGTTCAGGGGAACCGGCAGGGTGCCACGGGTAGAGATGTCCAGAAACCGCTGCGCTCTCGTCCTCTCCAGCGTGGACTTGACTGCCAGCCTTGCCTCACACAACAGCGCCACATCCTCGTTGTCGCCGTTCAGCAGCGCTTGGAACATGGCGTCGTTCTTGGCGAACGCGTAGGTCTTGCCCACGGGGTTGGGCGTGGTGGGCGTGGGCTTCTTGTTCTTCGTGGGGGGTTCGACCCCGATCAGCCGCAGCACTTCGGCAAACTTGTCGTTGCTGGCAAGGTCTTTCTCCGTCACCGTCAGCCGTGCCATTAACCCTTCCCGTTTGATACGTTCATCTTCTATAGCGTCTTTTAGAAGCTCAGGGTCTAGTGTCAACAGCGGGTTGACGAACATCCGCAGCGTCATGTCGATGAGTTGTAACTCTTTGGGAGGAAACCCCACACTCAATTGCTCAAACACCCCCTCGCAAAGCTCTACGTCGTGGACGCAGTAGTCTGCTAGCGTGGTTGCGATGTCGTGGGGCAACTCGTCAAGGATGCCGTTACTGCGCATGAGGTCTGTCCCCTTGGGCGGGAACCCAAAGGCTTCAGCCAGTGCCTTGAGACTGTTGCCAGCCTCCACCCCCCGCACCGCCCGAGCCATGCTCAAGGTATCAAACATGAAGCACGGCAGATGCCCGTAGCGCCAGTGCAGGATGGCAGCATCAAACGCGGTGTTCTGCGCCAGCAGCGCCGTGGTAGACCAGTCTACGCTATCAAAGAAGGCTTGAAGGTCTGCGCCAGCTACCCAGCGTGGTTTTGTCTCCCGTTCGGTGTAGCCTAGAACCTTATACGCCGCACCCCACGCCTTGAAGCGCGGGTCACGGATGTAGGACTCCGTAGTCATCTTGGTCAGTGTGTAGGTGCTGCTACACCATGCCGTTTCAAAGTCCAGCACCATCACACGTTTAAAGGGCGTAGCCATCAGTTAAGGTCTCCGTAGTCTTTTGGTTTTGTAACCATCGCATCGTTGGCGAGATGCAGTAGAACAAGTGCTTGGTCTCTGTCACTGTTTATGGATAACACGTTTATGAAAGAGGTGTTGGGGTCACCGACTAGCAAGATGGCGAACCGTCCGTTCTCACCCCAGATACACTCGTGGATAAGCGCTTGAAGGGCTGCTTCATAGTTAGCCTTCACACCGTCTGGCACAGTTTCCAAGTCTGGCGGACTGTCCTCAATCTGCATGAGCGCGCAACCAAGAACCAAGCTGATCGACGTTGGTTTCGTCAATCACAATGGTGTATCCACCCGCATCGCGTATGTCGCTCATGCTTTTTTCTTGCAGCGCGGTTGGTTTGTTGCCGTTGGCTTTGCACTCAACACCAAAGAACATGCCACGGTAGCACACCAGAAAGTCTGGCACACCGGAGGTACCGTAGCCACCCGTTACTGGCATGGCGTAGTAAGCGTGGATTTCTTTGAGCGCTACTTTTACGTGCTTCTTTACTTTGGCTTCTGGAGTCATTTAATCCTCAAGTCGTGCATGATGTTTTTGAAAGCCCGTCCGTCACTAGGGGTTCGTGAGATGGTTGTGGTTTGCCCGTTCACGTTCTTACCCTTGATGTGGTTATTTTTTGCAA